GCACCTATGCTGCCTAGCCCACCAGCTAACGCTCTGCGTGCGGCTTGTTGTCTGGCAAATTCGCCTAGTCCTGTGCTTTGTGCTTGTTGGAAACCGCGCGATCTAATACCACCAATCGCTTCCGCCAAGCCTCTTCCGAGCGCTCTAGTTCGTTCGGCTGCGCCTAATTTACCGCGACTGCCAAAGGCACTAGCGCCACCTCTAACTATATCTTCAGCTCTGGAACCTATATCGCTTTTGGCAAATTGTTCGATTAAATCTTGTGAAGTACGATCAACGACCGCTTGTTCATAAGGGTCCATGAATCTTTGCGTCATGCTTGGATCGTAAGCACCAGCCGTGGTTCTTAAAAGGTCGGCTTGTTCAGTCAACCCTCGGTCTAAATCAGCGATGCCAGTTTGATAAGCAGCTCGTGCTTGTTGTAAAAATGGGTCTTGAGCTTTGCCTTCTTCGTCAAAAAAAGTTTTTTCGGCCGCTCTGAAGGCGCCAGGAATAAAACCACCTTTACCGTCTAAACCAAACAATAATTGTCTAGTGAGGGCGTCCATGCCAGTTTCAGTTCTTACTATGTTAGCTGCAAAAGGATCACCACCTTGTTGCATGGGCACGGCATCGACTTCGCCACCTTCGGCTCTTTGTACAACTCCCGTCATATTGTTATTAATATTATTAGATTGCTCAAAAGGATTATTGTACAACTCGCGAGCACCAAAATGATCGAAACCAAAAGCTAATTGTCTTAAACCTATATCATTTGCTTCCTGTAAAACATTTTTATAAGACTGCGCAAATTTAGGATTCATTTCGCCTCTGTCACCAATTCTTCGAGCCACTATTAAAGTTCTTAAAAGTTTAGTCAATCTGGGATTGCCCTGCACAAAATCTCTAGCTCTTTGGCCTGAATAATTCAATGGACTGTTCATAAAGTTTTTTACAATATCAGCACTAGCCTCACCACCTTCGGCAAACTGCATGATGCCTAAATTATTTGTGTTGTTTGTTTTGTTTTTCAACAAACCACCTAATCCGCTCAAAAACCCTTCTCTACTTTCTAAAGGTGTCATGTTTGATGCGTATTTTCTCATTAAGATGCTCCTTGGCTTTCAAACAAACTCATCATCTCGTACATTAAATTAGTGCCTCTATCTCTATCTTCGGCACCGTTTGGTCTGAGAGTAATAATCCCACCGTCGTTTTGCATATCAAAAGCTCCAGCACCGCGTACTGCTCGGCCTGTCATTACAAATTCGCCATCGCTCAACATAGCTGGTATATCATCACTGGTTTCGGTACCGGGACCATCTATTTCACCATTCATTCTTTGGAAGTCTTCCATAGCGACGCCACCGCCTTCGGCATAGGCCATTGGCATAACTGCGCCACCTTGTGCCTTACCACCACTTAACTCTGGTATGGTACCAGCTGGTAATAAACCAAACTCAACTGGGTTTGGTGCGGCCAGACCCATACGACGACGTATTTCAGCCTCTGTATCGTAACGACCAGCAGCATCCATAGTCGTTAGTGGCACTAGCGGCACACCTTTGGCATCTTTTGCTTCATCATAAGCCAACTTACCTAATTTGTAGGCACCTAAACCTAGTAGTCCTGTTTTTGCTAACCCACCGAGACCGCCTGCAAAACCGCCACCACCACCGCCACCAAAAGCACCACCAGTCAGACCGCCTAAAAATCTACTAAAAGCGCTGGGTTGTTGTGTAGAGCCAGAAACCGTACCGCCACCGATTTGTGCTGGATTAAATATACCGCTACCTTCCAAATAACCACCTGTAAGCGGATCAAATCTTCTACCAGTCAATAAACTTGTTATGCCTGGATTGTTTGTTTTTAAGACGTTGCCAACCTTACTAAAGAAACCGTCGCCTGCTGCTGAACCATAACCTATGGTTTTCATACTAGGATCTATTAATCCTGTTTTTGTTCCAACAAAACCGCCAAGAGAACCAATGCCAGCACCAAACAATCCTCCTTTTAGAGCGTCGCCTAAGTCACCACCTGTAGCGATTGCTGTGCCAACTCCACCTGCAGCACCTTTTAAAGCTGCTGAGGCAATAGGTCCCAAACCGGGGACGAAACTTGCGGCTATTGGTAAAGCAACTGGTGCTACTTTTTTAACTACTTTTTTTACGCCTTTGAATATTTTTTTAAAGAAACCAAATTCTTCCAAACCTGTAGTAGCATTGAGTGAAGCTATACCAGAACCGACAATAGCTCTTTCTGGGTTGATGCCAAATTCCCTAAATTTTCTTTCAACTACGCCTTCAAACTCTTCGTCTTCAAAAAACTCCTCTGGCAAAACCACTTCATTGGGTTTGGCGTGAATCAGTTGGATGTCCTCACCCGTGCCTTCTCCAGCTAATTGTGCGGCCAAATCACCTAGTGGTGCATTGACTCTAGCCATACTGGTTTCAATTATACGACTTAATACTTTAGCTTCTTCTGGATCGGTCGTTTGCATGAGTTGCCTTTGCATTTCTTCAATCGCTTCTAATATCTCCATTTTTTCTGGAGAAAGCTCTGGCATCATTTCTGGCATGTCTGTGCCTAATGGCAAAGCACCAACTGGTTCTTTGGGCTCACCAGTATTAGGATTTACTATTAAGTTAGGTAAGTTGGCAGCACCAACTGGTTCTTTAGGCTTACCAGTGGTAGGGTCAACCAATAAATCAGGCAAATTTGCACTTGGAGACTCTGTCATATCTCCTTGAGTTTGATTTATTCCATAAACCTTTCTTAAATTGTCAATCAGAGCCATCTTTAACCTATCGTTACGTTGACACTACCTAAACTCATTGTAGCAGATAAACCGCTTGGATAAGTTTGGTGTTCATACAAATTACGGAACTTAGTTCCATCAAATGCTTGGTGAACACTGGTAGTTGAGTTAAATATAATTGAGCCCGTTGCGAATTGCAATTCATCTAAGTCGGTATTGGTGTAATGACGCACTGAATCTGGGTCAAAAGCCGATAAATTTATTTCTAAAACTCTAACCAAACGGTTGAAAGTTTCTATGGGCACTGCATCGCCTTGGGCTATGGGGAGTCTAGTTTCTAATAATTTACCCATTAGCGACGTCCAGATTGTTCAACATCTATTCTCGTCGAGCCCAAGCGCCACTTGTAATCTTTGCGATCCGCTTCGGTATTGTCATCATCAGATTCAATACGCAACACGATTTGTCGGCTTCTAGTTCTTAGACTGGTAAAAGTAGTGCTTTCAGTAATTTGATTGGTCGAGTCAGTAGCTAAAGTTTGGTTATTAAAATCTCTACGTTTTATAACCACATTTACGGCTGGCGTTGGACTGGTACCCAAAGTTTTATCAAAACGTAAGTCTGGTATAAGTTTTTTCAAAAAAGCAAAGTTTTCACCATCGCCTAAATCCAAATCAGCTGACTCAACAAATACGCCATCCATAGAGCTAGTGTCATCATTTGCACCAGTTTCATGTTGTAACAAATAGTTCACACTAGATAATTTAGCAGTAGCCAAAGGTTTGTCCTCTATCCCGGTATCTAACCAGGCGTAACGCACTAAAGAACCAATAGACCAAGAACCTTCCTCGTAGTTGTAAATCACATATCTTGATATTTCGCCTGTGTCATCTGTCAATGATGGATAAAAGAACCAGACTTCTGAAAACTCGCTATTCAAGGTCGCAAAACATTTGAAAGCTTGACTTAAATCAAGATCTGAAAATACATAATCTTGCACTGTGCAAGGTAGTTTTTGTACGGCACCGTTGTAAAAATAAAAAGCATTTTTACTCATAAAATACACGCCAGTTGGCGAATTGACTGCTGCTTTGGGACTTATCAAACCAGCTCCTTCGTTGATTAAATTGATTGCAAAAGTCAGTGGTGGTCCAATAAAAGTCATGCTATACAAAGAAGTATCAGTCCAAATTAAGACTTCTTGCCTAGATTTTAGGCCGCCAATTATTAGTGAACCGCTAGACAACCTTACTGAACCAGCGGTATTTGTTGCTAATGGTTCAAATTGCAGCTCGTTTTCTTGGTCGCTAAAAGCTACCAACATAGGATCAACTGCCCCTGTACGAGAACCGCTACTTATAGGGTCAGCACCTAAAACGATCAAATGCCTATCGGTTTCAGAAGTTATCACTTGCAAGCCGACCGTCGGTACTTTGTTAGCACCGCTGATACCAGATAATTCTAAAGCTCTAGTAGATAAACCATTGTCTTCTTTCCAACGAAAGATACCGCCACCTCTAGGATTGATAATTAAATCTTCGCCAAAATTATCATGCGTCCAAAGTCTTAATTGTCCAGAAGCACTAATGGCACTACTACTACCATAAGTACCGAAACCCCAAGTACCAGCTCCCCAACCAGTAGATGCAACATAAGAATCCAAGCCAGAATTAATCTGATAAGACCCATCGACGCCAGAGCCACCGTTACCAGAATCACTAGAATTAGCAGTTGCCGATGCCGTAAAAGTATAAGTATTTAGAGATGGCACCGCAGTTATCTGATGTTCTTGGTTTAAAACCGAAGCTGTTATATTGCCACCTAAAGAAACTGCACCACTGATGGTAACAAAATCACCAACTACAGCACCATGAGACGAATCCGTTGCTGTGATAGTTGCTGAACCGTCGGTAGCTGAAAAAGTTATACTGTTGGTGGAGGTTTTTCTAATCGGCGTGACATCGTTGAAAGTCCCACCAGACTCGATATAGTATTTATTAGTGGTGCCCAAACCTAATAATCTTTCGCTACCTAATGATGTCCAGCTGTGTAGCGCTCTAGCAGTGCCTATGTAAGAATTAGCTGTGGCTTTTTCCCAACCACCAATTTTTTCCACACGGCCACGTCGAAATCGTATTTTGTCGCCATCAACCCAACCGCCTTCGTTAGAATAATCAGTTTCTTCTTTGTTGATTCCTGCTTTGAAATTAAATTTTGTTAGCGGCATGGTTTTCTACCAAAACAAAGTTTAATTATGCCAATCTAATAATAGCGCCTGTTGCTGTAGGACTTGGAAATACTACTGTGAAGTCGCCAGCAGTAGAAGTCTTGTCGCCGCCAAAATCTATTGCACAGATAGCTTTATTCGAGTTAGTAGTGTTGTACAACAGACACCCTCTAGCTGTCACAGTTGCTGTGCTGAATGTTAAATCTGCAAAATCAACTATAGCTGTAGTACCAGAAGTAGTTGGTGTAACATTTGTCAAGGCACTACCACCAGAAGAATAGTTAGTCCCGGTAGCTTGTCCAGTAGTAACAAATGCAGTCGTGCCAGCTCCTAAAGTAGCTGAACTCGTGTATAAAGCTAATTTGATGCTGTCTGCACCGTTGGTTAAATTGTGTCCTTCGACAAGTATTTCTTGCTTAAAACTCGTACAAATTGCTGAGGTTATGGCCATAATTAAAGCTCCTTTATAATTTTAGCCATGTCTTCATGGCCTTGTTGCCTTAATAAATTCACATAAGTCACATTTTTAGAATTTATTGCATTTTTTATACTATGTAATATAACAGAATAGACTTGATTTTGAAAAGCTAAAGCTTGTTGTTTCACATGCTCTGGTGCTTCCATAGATATGTCACAGATTTTTTTAGTTGCTTGTGCTGCCCAGAACTCCGGGTCATGTCCTTTGTGTTCGGAGGTGTGTACTGAAACTCCGCCTAATTTTATAAAACTATCGCTCATCCTTTGTATGGTTCTGGTGGCGCTACGTCTTCGTTTATTTTTAAGCCTAGCTCTGCCAGTTTGTCGTTAATCTCTTCATAGTTGCCTATTATAAACTTACCTTCGTGCGGTATAGCAACCAAAGGTTTTTCTAACCGATGAAAACCATACAATCTTTCTGGTGCTGGGACATTGCAATCTAATATGGTAGATCTGTTACTGATGCCTACCATAATGTCTTTTTCCATGAGTTTTGCTATCCAGAACTCAACACAAGCTCGACCAGCTTCGGCAAAGTGCATGTTCTCTTTGTAAGAAAAATCTATGCCATATAAATCCACCGCAGCTACTTTGTTATACATAGCAAAAGCCAAAGTGTAAGCCACAGTATTGTTAAGATATGCACACTTACAGTAGTCACAAACCTCTTGTAATGGGTACAAAACCGCTTTCGGAACTCTAAAATCTAACTCGCAAGTGTAAACAGGTATTTCCACATTTTCTAAAATATACTGCATGGCTTTGGTTTGTCTGCCTGCGTCTTCGGAATCAAAAAATCTACTTGCTGGGTCCATCATAAACAAACGATCACAATGATAAGTGCCTGCTGCTGAATTGATGCACCATACTTCGTCCCACTCACGACCGTTTTGACTGCCAATGGCGTAATCAACTTGTGAAATGCCCAAGCCTACGATAGCAACTCTCTTGCCTTCTAACTCTGGTATGGGTTCCATTAAGATACGCCAGAGCGTAGCTGGTCGTATCGGTATTCGTCGCGGGTACCACGACCTTCGGATAAGTTTTTCATCCTACTCACTGCCTCCTTGAATCTTGCTTCAAACTGAGCAATGACATCTGGAGGTTCTTTCAAAAAGATAGCACTTTCAACCAAAGTTCCATACAACAAAGCGTCTGGATAATCTGTGGATAAAAATGTCGTACCGCTGTCACTACCACTCGTTAAAGAAGCGGGTTTATGTAAATAATGTAACTCTACTTCGTAAGTTGAATCTGGTATAGGTGCCAACTCAAAAGAAGTTTCATCAAATAAAGAGTAATATTTAGGTTGTCCTGTCGTTGTACCAGAAGAGTATTCTTTGATAAACGAAGGGTGTTTGAAATCTAAGTAATCATAGGTACTACTAGAGATAATCGCCAAGCTAAAAGGCGCATAAAAATCTGTTGGTGTAGCTAAAAATCTATTTGAAGCAGTTAGCGTACCAGAGACGTTTTTTCTCTGATCTGGTAGCTGCACCATACTAAAAATCCTATCTTCTGATTCTTTTATAAAAGTTGGCAGCTGATTAGTGAAAGTGGTTTCACTAACTTGCAAGTAATCTTGCACTGCTGTTTTTAATGTTGCTAAGGTAAAACTCATGTCGTTGTTACTGTTACTGTACCTAAATTTGTACTAACACTGAAGGTGGATAGTACAGACCCTAACTTTCCATCTCCTACATTACTGTAGACTAAAAATGCTGTGTTATCGTCTTTTGTATCTACTCTAGCATCTTTGATAGCTTGTGCATCAACCACGGCTGGTTTTGGCATGAGTTGTGGATGTTTGGCGTTCCATTGGTCTGGACCCACTAATAAACCGTCCCATGTTTTTTTCATGTCTTTCAATTTGTAACGAAATCCAGTGATGTCACAGATTCCATAAGCATTTTTATTAGATGCAAAAGCCATTAGATATTATTGTAACTCCTTAAATCTGGTGAAACTTTGTAAGAAGCTCGGTCTTCGTCTTGTGAAAGCGCTCTATCAAACTCTTCATCGTAGATAGCTTTTAACTGAGCAGTTAGCTGTGGATTTCTTTTCATAGACAAGTAATAAGCCAACCCAGCGGTAAGACAAGGGTAGAACCTAAAAGGTATCTCCAAAGTATTTGTGGCCGCATCAGCATCATCCATTCTAGTCAAGACATTCATAAATACTGTATAAGTGCTAGATACGTCTGGCGTAGGCCAAACCGTTATAGTAGGCGTTAATTGTTTGTTGATAAAAAATTGATTTGGTTTCCCAGTGCTAGTCTTGGTAGTAATGTGTGAATATTCAGCTCGGCTTAGTCTAGTCATTGGTATGTCGGTGGTGTCGCTCCCTTCTGTTTCTCTAATAAATACATCTAAGACATCTATCGGAGCTGTCGCATTGGTGCTATCAATATTGTAAGTAGCGGTGTCTTTGACCATAGCAACTGATTTTTGTGCAATAGTCCATTGATTCAAGCCTCTATTTGCCCACTCGGCAAGCATAATGTTAAGACTTCTAGTAGCGCTTTTTAAATCATACCCAGTGCGTAACTCAATACCACAACGCTCAAAAGCTTCTTCAATATACTCTGCTACGTCTGGTTCAAAATTCTTACTACTACTCGTTGCCATCTTTGTCCTCTTGAGCGTATAGATTGTTGAAAGTTATTTCGGGATCCATATAGCTCTCATGTTGTTCTGCTGAGTGAGTCCATTGCGAAGGCATAAAGTCTGGTGCGCCTTCGCCAACTCGCCACAATGCAGGATTTGTTGCTCTAACTCTATTGTTAGGTAAAGCGACAAAGTTGCCCGTAAACTCGCCAGCGTCAGTTAAATATAACACATGTGATTGTTTATGTTGAGCGGGATCGTCAGCAATAGAGTGTTCGGTGTAATCGACTGTAAACAAATATTTTCCTATATGCCATTCTCCACCAATTTTACATTGCCAAGGTGAGCTACTAACCCTATCCATGGTTATAACCGAGTGATGATGGCTCAAACAGTCCCATGGTTGTGCTAAATGGTCTTCCATAGGCTCTGGCCACTCTGCTAAAGGTATATCGGCTATAAGAGCTTGTATGGGCATCCTAGCCCACATAGCGCCACCGTGTATGTTTTCATCTGGATAATCTTCAAAATCTGTTTCGCAACCAGTAAAGACCACTTGGAAGGATAGTGACCTATCTGGCAAAGTATTTACTGCAAAAACCAAAGCGTGTAAGTATTCGCCATGATACTTTTCGTGATTAGCCGTAAACTCTTTTCTAACCCAACACTTAAATTGAGGTATGTTTGATATTAAATATGCCACAATATTTAAAATTCTAATTAACTATTTACCGTACAGGCCGCGTCCACTTTTAGCTTTGTATTTAGTGCCTTTCATAGCACCACCTTTGGCCATGCCTTTTGCTTTTTTTAGCATTGGTGATTGAGCTTGTACTCTAGTTCCTTGACCCATCAAAGCAGACATAACCGATTTAGGCATGTTACTCATACCAGGATTAGCTTTCATTTCTGCTCTAGCTGCACCACCCATAGCCATATATTTAGTGCCTTTCATAGCGCCACCTCTAGCCATGCCTTTGGTTCTTTTCATAGCACCACCCTTAGCCATGCCTTTGGTGCCTTTCATTGCTCCGCCTTTAGCCATACCTTTAGTGCCTTTCATAGCACCACCTTTGGCCATGCCTTTCGTGCCCTTCATAGCGCCACCTCTTGCCATATATTTACGACCTTTCATATTTAACTCCTTCCGTATAAACCCATATTAGGTTTGGTTTTAATAATACCACCTTTTGCTGCAAAAGTTTTAACATTAGTTGGTTTACCGCCAACGCCTTGTTTTTTTGCTCTTTTTCTTTTGACAGCAGAAGCTATTTGACCTTTTGACATGTTCCGAGCTTGTGATCTCGGCACACATTTAGGATATTTTCTTTTTGAGCCTTTAGCGGATTTACGTCCGCAAGCTTGAAACTTACCGTCTTTTTTTGGCGCACCGATGTCTACCCAATCTCCTTTAGGACCTTTACCAAACCAAGTTTTTAACGACATTAAGCTTTCCTCTGATTTCTAATACTTTCTTTACCTTGCTTGAAAATATTAGCTATTCTGTTTTTTCCCATAACTTTAGCTCTTTGTTCGCCTACAGTTAGAATTTGTATCTTACGAGCAAAAGGTTTTTTTATTCTTTTAACTTTAGCTACAGTATTTTTTGCATCTGTCATCGTAGCAAATTTGATACTGACAGTATCTTTGGGGTTTTCATCAGTGTATAAACGACGCCCACTGCCTTTGGGTTTTTTTCCTGTGCCTACTTTTGGCTCTCTTTTTTTAACCATTAAGATCTAGGTACTTTTGTCATTTTTTGTTTACCGGGCATAATGGCACCACAACCACGAGCTTGAACCATGACTGCACCACCGCTTTTCATAAAACCCATTTTGTTTCTAACCTTAGTAGGTAGTTTTTTTAGGCCTTTATTGCCAGCTGGTATTGGTTTCAAATCTTTTTTAACTTCTCCGCCTTCGGCTTTCTTCTTGCCTTTATATTTACCGCCCATGCGTTTGTATTCTTGAACCATGTAACCAGAAGCATAAGCACTTGGAAACACGTCAAATTTAGCCTTAGCTTTGGCTTTCGCTTTTCTATACAAAGCTGGGTTTGCTACATTAGATGGCACACTACCACCATCTTTCATTTTTATAGATTTTAAAGTTTTAGCTTGACTAGCATGGGTTTTACTAGCTTTTTCTAAACCTTTGATAACTTTTTTAATTTTTTGTTTTGCCATAATAATTTACCAGTTTTTACAAGACCAATAAGAAGCAGCAAAAACATCTTTCTTTTTTTCAACAGCGTCACAACCGTGTCGAGCTCGAAACGATTTACGTCTTTTTGGTTGGTCTTTTTTTATAGATAAGTTTGGATCGCCATATCTAACAATCTTAACTTGGTCGCCTTTTTTTGCTAACACCGCAAATTTTTTATTTTTGCCTGGTGTTCTTTTTTGCTTGTTGTAACCGGGAAAGGTCTCCCCACGGTAAGACAGTCTACCGCTAGGGAGTCTTTTCACGTCACTTGTATCAGCCATTAATAGTTTTTCGTTAAAACTAATATGATGGAGTAAGCATCACCATTACTGTGGCCTACTGTTGTAAAATCTAAATCACCTGTTACACCAGAACCAGCGTTGTTAGGTATGCCTGTAAATAAGTCATAATATTCATCGCCAGTGCTATCAGCAGGTAGAGGGATAGCTAAGACATTGGTCGTAGCATCAAATTCAATGTCTACACCCATGCCTCTGCATGCCCAATATATTCTTGATATAGATACGCCTGTGCAAGCTTGTCCTTTACTATTCGCAGACAAGGCAGAAACATCTACCTTCTTGACAGAAGCTTCGCCTGTGCCGTCGCTTTCATTAGTAAATTTGAGCACTGCAACACGCTCGCCATCCTGTATTGTCTGACTCGTTACTGTATCAGCCATGAGTTGCTCCTTACAGTTCTGTGCTTGCTGTACGTTCTTTGCTTGCGCCTATGTAATCTACAGTCAAAGTTTTTGCAGCAGCAGCACCGTTTTGTATACCAAACGATACAGTCAATTCTTCATCATCTGGTGCGTTTGTGCTTACCACCGTGCCAGCTAAAACATTGTTTTGGAACACATGAAACTTTTGGTCTTTAGGTTCGTAAACAAAACCTACAGTCATAAAAGTATCGTCAGCCAAAGCATTAGGCAAATCCAAAGTTGATTGCGTGCTGTCTTTTTCAACAACAAAAGTAACTGTGGTTCCACCGTCAGACTTTAAAAAGAAAATACCGTCTGTTACGTCTAGGGGTGTCGTGTCAGTCAGTTGTAAACCAGCAACAATATCAGTTTCAGTGGCATCACTAGTCTTAAAACGCATGTTAAATGCTAACTGTTTGCCAGACTCAAACTTATACCCTTCTTTTACAAGTTGGAAAAAGTCGTGGTCGTTATCTCCAGCTGCGTTGGTAACTAACAGTAAACCGCCATCGCCGTCAGCTAATGCCTCAGTAGCAGATCCTGTACCATCCTCAGTTGTTGTAATTGTCCAATCGGACGCCAAGTAAGTATCAAAATCGTTAAAGTAAGTATGATACTTGTGGGGTGCGGGTGCTTTGAGTTTACCTAATGTAGAGTCACTTCCAACATTGGTAACACCCGAAGTAAAATGCGTAGTCATAATCAGCCTCCTTAAATTTAGCCATTGCAAACACCATGTCTGCAACAATCATTTCTACAAGTCTGATAATACTACTTGGCTTATGGTTTTACAACTTTGTAAACAATTACTCTCCGTTGGTTTTTTTAAAATGCACCCGTACAAAGTATTTTCTTAATAAAGAAACTAAAGTAAACACTATTGTTTGAAATACTGCGGTGGTAGTAATGCTTAAACCTAACCAAGTAGAAAAAGAAAGCACAGCTAGAGCAACCGGGAAAGCTAATAAAAAACCTACGCCAACATCGGTAATAGCCTCGTATGCAGCTGATTTGTCGTATAAATTTTTCATCTTTATAATATTTTGTAAATTATTATAAATTATTATACAACTATGTAAATAAAAAAAAGGACTCTTTCGAGTCCTCTTTTTTGTAATACTGAGTAAAAAACTGTATTACGAGTTCTTGTTATGCACCTTGAGATCCATAGATTCCTCTCCAATCAGAGAAACCAAAAGAATATCTTTCTCTTGCTTTATAACGGATGTTACCAGTAGCAAAGTCTGGTTCCATAGATGTTTCCATCGCAGTTCTTTGGAACATTTTTAGACCTTCTCCTTGTGCCGTTATTGAAGTAAGGATGAAGAAAGCATCTGGGTCAGTAAGATAATGATTTACTGAATAACCGCCAGGAAGAACATTTGTGTTCTTAATAGCGTTAATATCATTATCTGCTGTGCCAGATCTTTGTGGTGAATTAAGTATTCTGTCAGCAACAAAAACAAGTTGCGGTGGGATAATAAGTTTATCCGCTTGGACAGAGATAATTAATCCCTTGTCATCAGTGAAAGTTGATATGTCAATCAACGCATCTTCTAAAGACGTTTCATTAAGATCAGCCATAGAACTAGCTCTGTTTGCAGCTGACCCACCACCTGCTAGTGGATGATCTGTTGCTATTAGAGATTTACCATCTCCACCTAGAAAACTAGATGAAAAAGCGTTGTTTAATACATCTGCACCTTTAACCTCTTTGGTGTTAGCCATAGATTTTGCAAGTGCTTTGACATATCTTTTACCCAAAGAATCGTAAAGATTATCTTCAACAGCTTCTTCTGTTAGTGCGAACGCTAAGGCCACAGTATCGTGGGTGTATCTAGCGCTAAAACTTTCAGAAGCGTTGTCAAAGTCAACCCCTTGTCCTTCGGACTTTGTTGGTGCTGAACCAAATCCTGTAATTAGGACTTCTTCCTCGAAAGCTCTGTTAGAGTCTTCGATTGCGAATATTTCTTCGTATTCACGATCATATTCATCATAAGAAAGTCCAAACAAGGAATTGAGTCCAGGCTCTAACTCTTTAGCGAGTTGTGCTCTTGAAATTGCCATTATTTAACTCCTTATGCTAAACCAGCACCTTTCTGTCCCATAATGTGATTCTGAATCACACACAGTACATTAGTGTTTGCTGATGCTACGTCGTCGTTATCAGGGTCCTGAGAAATATCTAACGCTTTTAGAGGTAATGTCGCAGTCGTAGCGCCTGTTGTTACATCGAGCTCTAAGTTAGATCTACCAGATTTAGTATCGCCTACTGGTGAATTATCGACAATATCGAAATTTCCAAACAAGTCAGCTACAGGTAAAGCTGCATCTGCTTGTACTTCAAAAACGACATTAGGGTCGTCAATCACACTTGCGATAATATCCGAAGCAGAAATACTGCCCGGATAGTGGTTCTTAAATACTTGTTCGCCTGTAGTGGGGTCAGTGTATTGTACTCCATTAAACACTCCGACAATCGGAACGGTTCCAGTTGCGGCGTGTCTACCTATGACTCCAGCTGTTAGTTGTGTAACTAAGTCGCCTTGAAATATAGGTGTAGTCGCTCCACTTGCAATTCTGTATCGGCTTTGACCGCCAGAATAAGGTGCACCACCCATCATACGAACAGGTTTTAAGCCAAATGGACTATCATTGTTAGCCATAAGATTTACTCCTATTTAATGAGTGCTACTTTTTTCCAAAAGTAACATTCGATCTACGGTCAGAATCATACTTGACGTATCGACTTTCTTTGTTCGTTTCGTTGAACATGTTATTGTCCAAAGCTTCTTTTGCTTGTCGGCTTTTGCCAGCATAATAAGCGTTACGTTCATTTCTAGTCTCTACTGGTATTTTTGCTAAAAGTAGACCTTCGTTATATACAATACCAGCGTGTCTTCCAGAATCCATGGTAGGTAATTCAAATTCAGCAGGTAGGTCTGTGCCTCTTACGAGTTCATAACCTTCCCTTAGTCTTCGACTTACATTACCTCTATCCTCTTGTCCCAACATGGATTCTCTTATCCAACGATATTCATATCCTTCTGGAGCAGGAGGGGTTTCTAGCTTCCTTACTGGTCGCCATGGTTGTCTACGAGTCGTTTTAGCGTGTTGCTCGGATTCACGAGATTGCCTAGTGGTTACTTTCTCTTTTTCATCAGTCATTATTTTGCCTCCCTTGCGGAAATTTTTTGTTTTTCTTTAGCAACAGATTTTAACCATGCCTCTTCTGACATATTGTGTGGTTTCAATCCTCTGAGACGTTCGACTTCTGCTTTGGAGAAAGTCACTCCGTTCTTTTTGCCTTGTGTTTTTTGTCGGCTTCCTACGGAAGTAGAGGTGACTCTTTGCACAGCGGGTCTGTCCTCTTGTTGCACGACACTTTGCTCGGACACAATATCCGGGTAAACCTTGCCTACACGAGCATCTAGCTCATTGTAATAATCTTCTGAATCTGCTTCATAACCCTCATTTATTAGATTGTAATGTGTGTAATAAGCGTATTGTGTAGCTTGTAAATTATCTGGATTTGCAGTATCACCATACCAACTATTTTTTGCGTGCCAAGCTTTTGCTTGTTCGGTAGGTACTATTTCTTGTTGTTGTTCTGGTTGAACAAAATTCTGTTCTACAGGCGTAGATTCGGCTGTAGGCATTTGCTCTGCTTGTTGTTTAGCAATTCTTACTTTTTCTTTTTGAATAGATAAATCACTTTTGAGCGTGTCTGCTTTCGACATCAATTCAGCATCGCCAGACGCAACTGCTTTTTTATACAATTCATCAGCTTGTACTTCTTTGGCTTTCAACGCTTCTTCTTCTTTTTCAATCAAAGCCGATTGGTTTTTCAAGCTTTCTTGTTTATAAGCTGCGTTTTCTCTCTGACTTTGTAATAAAGCTTGCTCTAATTTCGCAGCTCTTTCTTCGGCCGCACGATGTCTTTCATTAAGCTTATTAATTCTTTTTGAAACACCTTTAGTGTAATTATCAAGTTCTTCTTCTGGACTGATAGCAGTTTCAGTTGCAACTGCTTCGGTTGGTTGATCTTCTACCTGTATTTCTAGCTCTTCTTCTGGTGTATTTGGAGCTGTGTTACTTTCTTGTTCACTCATCATAAACTCACTATGTCGTCTGGATCAAGAATGGTGGCTATCACTTCATCATCATTGATGATGCGAACTTCTGCACCGTCCTCTAATTTAAACCTAGAGCCAGAATAGCGCCCTATCAAAACCCATTGTTTTTCTTCACACCAGGGGGTTTCTCCGTATCTAGCTTTATCGTTGTAGCATTGTGGACCTTTCTTTACCACATAAGCCACTACTGTCGCTAAAGCTTCTCTGTTAACAGTTTCGTTTGCCAGAATAATACCGCCTTTGGTTTTAACTTTGCCAGCATAAGGCAAAACTAAAATACGCCAACCTGTTGGTTGAGGCATGCGGTCTATTAAAGAATTATCCAATAAACTAGGATCTAAAACCCTAGCATCTTGTTCAACGTAAGCATCAGCAACAATTTCATTGGTTGATTTGAGTTGGCTCATTTACTTAATTGTTATCCTTAAAATGTTCTTGCAGTTCATTGGTAATATAGTATAAAGCAGAAAGTTCGCCTTGCAAATATTTATAATGTTCTATATCTTTCAGCGAACCAGACATTAAAGTTTCTTGAATTTGATTTTCACGGTCTTTTATCTTTTTTTTGATAAAATCCATCAAAGTTACTTCATCCATTATGATGTTTTTTTAGGCCTTCCTCTTTTAGTCGTGGGTTTTTTTGCAGTAGTTTTTTTTGTTTTGGTGGGTTTTGTTTTTCCACCCCCAGCTATACGTTCCATTTTGGCTGCAATCCGTTCATTATTTAGCTTTTCTTTTAAAGCCTTAGCTGCGTTTGCTTTTGACAAAGCCTCAGCTTCCTCTGCTCTTTGAGCTTCTTTTTTTGCTTTCAGCTCTGCTAAAAATTTCTCCCGAGTGTTCATATTATCCTCTCATTTTTTGTTCTAGTTCTAACAATTTCAGATTAGCATTTTGTGCTAATCTATCCATTGCTACTTGTAGCTTATCATCTGCAATGTCTTTTTGTACATCGATTCGTTTTTGTGCTAAATCTGCTTCCATCATTTTTTCTTGCGATCTTTGTTCTTGCTTGCTTTCAAACTGTTGTGCTTCTAAGTCTAATTCTTTATCTCTTAAATCAAGCTCTGCTTTTCTAATGTCTACAAGTGGATCGCTACTTGAACCTTGACCGATGGATTGTAAAAAGTTATCAGTCAACTCTGCTAAGATTGGCGCACTGAATTGATCTAATATCATCTGTATTTCAGTCGCTATCTGTTGAGCTTCCATAGGGGAAACTTGTTGTATCTGGCTTTGGACCTCTTGAATTCTAACTAAAACTTCTTCTGGGATAGTTTCCTGTGCTAATTCTGTGGATAAAAACTGCAAATGTTGCATGCAATGACTTATTATCATGGATTGTATCTGTGGGTTTTCTTGAACCACTTTGGTTAAGAATAAACTACGATGTGTTTCTAAATGCGCTTGATGGTTTTGTCCAGCAAATGCTTGAGCTGGTTGACCTAATAATAAACCAGAATTTTCAGTACCAGCATCGATGGGTCGTGGCGTCGTGTCAGGTGGTGCTTGTATTAAGGCTTCAACATTATCAATACCTAAAGCTGCGTACATACGACGATAAGCTTCATAGATACCGTTCAGACCATGCACTTGTGGATTTGATTGCACCATCTGTAATAACTCTTGAGCCAAAGTGACTCTTTGACTTTGTGAGAAAATATTAGGATCTGATACCGGGATGACATCTATGCGACCATCAAAGTCAGATTGTTTGATTTCAGCTGGTGCCGATCCTGTCTGAAAGTCATAAGCTGGTGGTAAATATTCAGCAAATACCTTTGATAAAAGTTTGAATTCTAATTTTTGCGCATAATGCAGACGTTTGTGAATAGCACTCATAACCTTCGTACCACGTTCTAATAGAGCTACCGTAGTACCAACAGGCATATTTGCGTTAGCATCGCCAATATTCATATCCGCAATAGCAGCAAATCTTTTACCAGAATCCACTAACAAACCAAGTAATTGCATCAACACGTTGCTTGGTTCTTTGATTGGTAGCGGTATTAGATTTTCTCTCAAGGTACCACCTGTGGTATCAATATCTCTAAATTCGCCAGGTTGTAAAGGCTCGTCTTCATCTCTGATACGCATGCCTCTAGCTTTAAAACCTGCTGGTAAATTAGCCAGAGTACCAGCGTCAATTAATTGTCTTAGTATTGATGTAGACGCTTTTGATAAGCCACCAATCATGTGTGACAACCCAAGGCCATAGAAACCTAAACCCGGTAAAAACTTATATTGCACAAAATAATTAATTTTATTTTTAAGCATGTCGTTTTCGACAAAGTTTCTTCTAATCGCTAGAACTCGTTGTGAAGCCTCGTCAATCGTCACTATGTAAGGCAGTTTTAAGCCTGTTGGATTCCCATTTTGGTCAACATCTTCAAAGCCTTCAATGTCTAAAACTGTATGGATTTCATAAATGATTCGG